TAGATGAAACTGAAACTGCATCACTTCCTTTTAGATATAGTCTTGAAGAAGACGGTTCTTTTCCAATGGATACTTGTAGAGCAATGGTAACAATAAATGATCCTCAAAATCCAATTCTAAATCTTCATCATATAGATGTTAATATTCCAAATATTTATGTAGCTGATCTTGGTGAATAGAGATGACAACTTATGAAGAAGAATCTGAGTTAGAAGTAACTGAAATAGTTGATGTTGAGGTTCTTAGTTCAACTGTAGATGGTATTGAAGTATCAAATACTGTTGAGCTTGAAGTAGAGGTTACTGAATGGACTCTTATTTCTGATGCAATTCTTATCAAACAAGAAACTTCAACTCCGCAATGGCTTGAGGATATTATCAACGATGCTATAGACTGGACTGACACAAATAATAGATTTGATGATATAGAAAATACACTTCAAATACTTGGAGCTGGATATAATAATCTTGTTATTATAACTGATGATCATTCGGTTCAACTTGAAACATTAGCTGCTGAAAATGAAAATATGGCTGGATTGATAAGAGATCTTGATCTTGTAAAACTTGAGGAAGATCAAGTTATTGCTATATCTGAAAGAACTGTATCTGCTTGGATTAAAGGTGGAGAAGGAGCTGCTTGGTTCAATGAGAGAATAGAAACAAATGCTTCAACAACTGCTGCTAATGCTTCTGCAATAACACAACTTCATTCTCAAGTAGATGATATTACTTCTGATATAGAGATAATAGCAAAAGCAAATGTAACAAAAGTACAAAATCCTGATTGGGTTGATGATTGTGATTATGTTGCTAATCCTGAATGTGAACCAAGTGATCCTGATGTATATGGTAATCCTAGATGGATTTATTCATCTGAAGCTCAATATCAATTGCTTGTTGATGCTAATGGAAATGTAGCTGGTTTAGATATTTTTGCTTGTGATACAAATGATCCTAATGTTGAATGTGAAACTGAATTTAGTGTTTTTGCTGATAAATTTAGAGTAAAAGCAAATCCTCTTCAAGCAAATGGAGATGCTCCTTTTGTTATTGACACAACAACTTCTCCTGCAAAGATAGCTTTCAATGGTGAAGTTACTTTCATAGCAAAAGGAAATACTCCTGCTGATGATGAAATAATAGGTACTGTTGGTGAGATAAGTGAAAAGGCTGAGGAAGCTAAGACTGTTGGTTCTCTTGCTTTAGGTCAAGTTCACGGAATGGCTGAAGATAATATTGTTTCTATTGAGGAGAAGAAAAGCTTTTGTAAACTAAGAATAGATTTACAAGTAGAATATTGTAACGCAATGGTAACTTATGGCAAATATGAATATGATCCTTTAATGCCTCCTCCTCCTGCTGACTCACAAAAATATCTTCATTATTTAATAATGATGGATTATTACAATAAATATACTGATGTAATTGATTATCTTGATAATATGGATTTAGGAGTTACAATTCCTGATAAATATGATTGTAGTGGTTCTCTTCCTGATTGTGGAGATCCGACATCTGAATATCCTATTCCTGATAGAGATGTTTTTGATAATACATTTAATTATTTCTTTGATGCAAGAGCAAATGCAATATCTGATATAGCAAATATGCAAATAGATGATTTGGGAGATTATGATGGAGCAACTATTATTCACGGTGGAAGAATCATAACAAATACAATAAATGCTGATAGGATAACTGCAAATACTGAATTATCATCTCCTAAGATAACTTCTGGAAGTATATTTAGTGGAGAGATAATTGGTTCTGTCATAACTGGAGCGATAATCAAAGCTTCATATATAGATCCTGCTTCATCTCTTTATTTAACAAACTGGACATATTATCACGATGGAACTCCTGATCCTGGTGGAGTTCCTTTACTTCCTCCAACTGAATATGAACCGAACTTTGCTCGTGATGATAATGGAGATCTTCTTCCTGATGCTAATGGTTATTATAGACTTATAACAACTAATAAAGTTATGAATGAAGCACTGACAACAATATGGAGATCTGAAAATGGTTCTGCTGATGTAGATGAAAGCAATATTCTTATGACTGATGTTTATAATTATGATGCTGAACAAATATATGCTAAGAAAGTATTATCCAATTTTCCTGTAATAAAGATACTTGATGAAGATCTTACTTTATTTCAAATAAGAACCAAAGCTAATGGTTATGAATATGGTTCTGCATCATCTACTATAAATTTTGATTTAAATGGAACTAATTTTGAGATTTATACTTATGGAATAAAAAATCATCATAGTGATTGTACTATAACTGAGTTTCATACTAAAATAACAAAATCTGGAGCTACTATATTTGAATCTACTGAACAATCAGTTGATACAAGCATAAATGAAACTGTTAATAATGTTGATATAATTATAAATATAAAACATCACACTGGTTCAGGTGCACATGATTGTAATCCTTACATTGAAATAGATTTCATCCTGGTTCATAAAGAGATACAATTAGAATATGTTCAAAAGCAAGATATTTTAGGTATTATAAATTCTGTTCATTGTGAAAGTGCTCCAGGTAGCAATCCTAATGATGTATCTGCTACTATAACTTTGATAACTAAGAGATTTGAAATAGCTTCAACTGATGTTTTTGGAGCAAATGTTGTTATCCCGAAACTTGAAGACTGGAAATAAAAAATAAGGAATTAAAATGAGTGATATTATAGATATAGAAGCTGAAACAAGAGCTGGAACAGGAGATTGTACTCCCATAAATCCTGATGTAGATCCGATTTATCCTGGACCTTTTGATAAACTTAGTTCACTTGATGTTATTACAAGATATTCTAAACTTATGGAAGCTACATTAGCGGAAGGAAGTTTATACGAAAGAAGTAAGAAAACAATTGATCAATTATCAAAAGAATTTAATCTTACTGAGCAACAAAGAGCTGAATTAGTTGCTGGTCAAATTACACAAATGACAATTGGATTATCAACTTCTGCAATGCAAACTGCTTTTACTTGGGCAAAAGAAGATGCAACAATAGGTTATCAAACTGCTTTATTAAATGCTCAAGCAAGACAAGCTGATATAGCTGCTACTAAAATAGGATATGACATATGCTTGGTTCAAAAACAAGAGGAAAGTGTATGTGTTGATATTGAAACTAAACTTGCTTCATCATTACGTGAAAATGGTACTGTTACTGAATATGACAAATTAAATCCTTGTCGTCCTGTAAGTCTTGCTGATGAAGGTTTAAAATTTGCTCAAGAAGAGAATTTTAAAGCTACTGAATACTCTTCACTTGCTGATACTTATCGTAAATCTGGTAAAGTTTCTGTTGCTATTGATAATGATGATGGAATCAAAAAAGGTGTTACTGGTGATGATAAAGGTCATACAAATGCACAAACAAATGTTGCTCTTAGACAAATCATCGGTTTTGAAGATAGTAAGCGTAATCACGCTGTAAATGCTTCATCACAAACTATTGGTCAAATCATTTCTGCAGAAGCAGAACTTGATCCTACAATTGTTGAGAATTACAATAAAGGTATGGAATATTTACTTCAAAATTCACCTTCGATCCTTCCAGGTGGTCCAGCAGATTTAGATCCTGTTGATTTTGATTTCTCGACTACAGATACGGATACATTGACTTGTGACAGTTCAACTCCTCCAGTATGTGTTATGGATGTTCAAGTGAACCAAGACACTGATGGCTTAGGTAATCCTACTAAAGGGTATATTACTTTACGTGCAGTTATTCCAGCAGGAAACAATACTCGTGTTGGTGATAAAATAGTTCTAAATTCAAATGGTGGAGAATATACAACATATATTGATGTTACTTCAAATGTAATTTCTCAAGGTTATGTTCTCATCAAAATGCCATCAGTTATTTTAGATCTTTCAGGAGCAGAAACAAAAGAATATGCACTTGATCTTTATGTTCAAGATTACTATGGAAATAAATCTTCATTGGCAGAAATGACAGTTCAAATTCAATATTCTAATATTTAGGAAAAAAATATGAGTTTTATAATTTACGATAGACTTGGTCCATCTGTTGCTAGAAGTAACTTTTGTTTATCTCTCTATCGTAGATTTGATAGATTTTGGGGAAAAGCTGATGGTGTTCATTATGATAATAGATTGATATTTTATAAAGATTCAATCGGTCCTATTTATGGAAGAGATGACATCAATTTTAAAAAGTTCTTAAATAGTATTGGTACAAGTTATGATGAACTACTTGGTTCTAATAAAATAAGTGAATATAAAAAAAATGAAATCAATGAGCTTTTTTTTGAGATAAAAGAACCGGTGGTTCAAACAAAAGATGATCCATATACTCCAATAGAAGCACTTTCTCATATTCCATCATTTTCTGTTGGTCAAATATTTGAAGCAGAATTTACATATGGCTCAGTTGCTTCAGATTATGTACTTGCAGAAGATAGATTTTCAGAGATAATAATAAACGATTCACTCCCTCCAGAAGATATGCATCAAGAAAATCTAGCAATGTCAGCTCAAGCAATTCAAGATGAAATAATGGCTCACGCAGGAGATTATCTTGTAGGATATATGGATGTAAGACCAAAAGAGAATCGTGGTGTTAAGATAATAACAAATGATAGTGCTTTTAAAGAAATAATGGATGTTTTTTATGGAGGTAAAGTTTCTGAAACATTTAATTTTCCAATTAAGCCTTGTATAGATGTTGCTTTTTCAAGAGAGAAATATTGTTTTTATGCTTTATTTGATAACAATGAAGATAACTTTGAAGTTGTTAAAATAGAACCACCAAAGGTAGCTACATATGTAAATCCAAATGATCCAGATACAAGAAAAACATATGGTTTAAAATGGAAAGTACAATATAAAGTTAAAAAAGATATAGAAACAAGTGATGTTTGTATCAATCGTTTTCTTGATTATTTTAATAGAATGTACTTTTATAATAGATTAGCTTGTCCAACTCCAATAAGAATAACACAACTTGATTTTGCAGAAGATAATCCAACAGGAAAATATCCAGATCTTTTCGATCAAAATGGATTACTTATAGATAAAGTAAAAGATATGAAGAAAAAAGATTTTCCAACTTTATTTTCAGATATGTTTTCAATGGACTACAATCTTCTTCCTGCAGAATGGTGGGAGAAACTACTTGGAGCAGTTATTGTTATTCTTGCTATTGTAATAGGCGTTGCAGTATGTTGTCTCGGTTCTGCAGCTTCTGTTGGTATGATGTCAATAGGTACTGGATTGTTAGCTGCTTCTGCTACATTGGTAGTTGGTTCTGCTATTTTAGCTCACTTTGCTGGTAATTCAACTGCTGGTATAGTTAAAACAATTGCTGGAGTATCTCAAGTATTAGCATTTTTCGGTTCAGCAATGACAATGTTTTCTAATTTTCAAACATTTTTATCAAAACAATTAACAACTCAAATGATAGCTCAAGGAGCAACTGAAGCTTCACTTATTGTATATAAAAACTATAATGATAATATGGCAGAAGATAAGCAAGCTGTTATAGATGAAAAAGAAAGAGAATTAGAAGATCTTCAAGCACTTAACTCTCCATCTGTATTTGATACTGTATTTGGAGATCAAATATTTACTTATTCAATGGGTTCTTATGATGCATTATCAATGCTAAATTTAAAACTTGAGAACCAAATTGGTACAAATACAATAAAAACTAATCCAATGGCTGGATTGGTTTGATATGATATAATTTTACAAAGGAATAAATAATGGAAGAAGAAATTACATATAACGAACAAAAAGTATTAAATACATTTAAAGGTGATATTAAAAATGCTGATGTAAATAAAAATACTTGGGATGATAAAATAAACACTTGGGTCAAAGAATATAATGGAGAACCGTATGGTAATGAAGATCCTAAAAAGAAAAAATCTACCATTGTTTCTCGTGATATTAAAAGAACTGCTGATTGGCAATTAGCAACCATTATAGATCCTTTTTTATCTAATGATAATATTGTTAGAGCAATTCCTCAAACTCATTCTGATACAAAAACTGCATTTCAATCTGAACTGTTATTGAATTATCAATTCTGTAGAGATTTTGATAGATACAATTTCATAACAAATTCATTTAGAGTTTTACAAAGAGAAGGTACTGTTTTCGCTAAAGTATCTTGGAAATATAGAGAAGAGATAGTTGAAGTAGAAAAACCTATCACTAAAATGATGCCAGTACAAACAAGAGAACAAGCTTATTTATTGGCTCAACAAGGGCTTCCTCCTTTTAAAGAAGAAATTGTTGGATATGAAGTCGTTGAAGAAGTTGAGATTATTGAGAATAAACCTTTTGTTGAATTGGTTAGAAATTCAATGCTTTGGGTAGATCCTACTGCTGAAGGCTCATTGAAAGATGCTAAGTTTGTTGCTTATAAATATAAATCATCATTATCTCAATTACGTGAAGATGGTAGATATAAAAATCTCGATAAGATAAAAATTGATGGTAGAGTTATATTTGATGAAGATTCTCCTTATGAAAGAGATGAAACTTTTGTATATGAAGATGAACCAAGAAGAGAAATAGAAGTTACTGAATACTGGGGTAATTATGATCTTAATGGTGATGGAATTGCTGAGCCTATAGTTTGTGTATGGGTTGGTGATACTGTTATAAGATTAGAAGAGAATCCTTACCCTGACGGTTCTCTTCCTTTTGTTTCGTGTGCATATGATCCTGAGCCTTATAGTATTTATGGAAATGCTATTGCTGATGTAATTTCTGCTGATCAAAAAGTAAAAACTGGTATCAAAAGAGCAATTCTTGATACTCTTGATGCTTCTAAAAATGGTCAAAAAGGTGTTAAAAAAGGTACTCTTGATGTTGTTAATAAAAACAAATTTATTAAGGGTGAAAACTTCGAGTTCCTTGGTTCTCCTCAAGATTTCTGGGAAGGTAATTTTGATCCTATTCCTGCTGATGTTTTAAACTTTTATCAATTAGTAGATAGTGAAATTCAAACTTTAACTGGTGTTCGTCCTTTTGGAAATGGAAATGGTTCCGCAAAACTTGATTCATTAGTAGGGCAACAAAGTGGAGCTATGGATGCTGTTGCTCGTAGAGAAATTGATATTTCTCGTAATTTCAAAGAGAATTTTTTGGTTCCTATTTTAAGAAAATGGCACGAAATGAATGTTCAATGGCTTGATGATGAGCAGATAATCAGAATAGTTGATGATCAATTTGTCGCTATTAGAAGAGAAGATTTAGAAGGGAAAATTGATATTTCACTAGACATTTCTACTGCAGAAGTTAATATGGAAAAATCAAATAATCTTTCATTTATGCTTCAAACTATGGCACAGACATTACCTTTTGATTTAACTAAGATGTTATTGGCAGAACAAGCAAGACTTAAAAATATGCCAGAACTTGCTAAGAGAATTGAAGAATATCAACCACAACCAGATCCAATTGAACAAGAAAAAGCTCAACTTGAAAATGAAAAAATCAAAGCTGAAATTGCTTATGAATATAGTAGAGCACAAGAAAATGGTGTTGATGGAATGCTTAAAACTGCTAAAGCTCAAGCTGAACAAGCTAAGGCTCGTAAAACAATGTCAGATGCAGATATGACAGATTTAGATTTCTTACGTAAACAACAAGGAATTGAATTTGATGAGAAAATAGCTGAGAACCAAGCTAAGACAAGAGCAGAAATGGAAAAAGACAGAATGAAGTTTGGATATGATTATCTTAAAGGAGCAGGATTAGAAAGAGCTAAATCTATTTATAATCCACAACCTAAGAATCAACAACAAAAACAGCGTCCTGACACTTTATGATATAATTTCAGTAAGACCAATGGAGTGAAGTCTTTAAACTCATCTTTATCAAAAAATTAAAAGGACTTGCAAAATGGCAAACAATCCAAATTCAGAAATGCAACCAATCACTTTAGAAGATGCTGAGAGAACAGTTGAAATTTATAGAGCATATCAAACGCTTAAAACTTTACCTGCTTGGGATCTTTTAATGAATAAGCATTTTTTCGAGTCAGAAAGACTCAGATTATCAGATCTTTTAGTTCATCCAGAAGGAGCTTTAGTTCAAAATCGTGATGAAATCAAAGCAGAATTAGATGCACTTTCACGTATGAAGTTTCATTTACAAATGGTAGAACACATCGGTTCTCAGACTGAAAGACAGTTAGAAGAGTTTAGAGAAGCTCAGAGAGCTGAAATTGAAGAAATGCAAGGAGCTTAGTAATGCTTACTGAAGATCAACTTGCAGAAATGAGTGATGAAGAGTTAGAAGAAGTTTATCTTAAAGAGAAAGGATTAAAACCTTCTGATGATGAATCACAAGAAGAGCAGTCACAGGATAATCAGGATGATGAAACATCAACTGACCCTGAACCGAATGTTGAACAAGAAAATGAAACAACTGAAAATTTAGATAATCAAAATGATGAAGTTGAGGTTAAAGATGAATCAGCTTCTGAAGAGAACCAAGAAACTGAAGAGAAATCCAATGATGAAAATCAAGATGAATCTACAGAAGAAGGAACTCAATCAGAACAAACTGAAGATTCTGAAACAACAACTCCAGGTGAAATTGAATTACCAGCTTTGAAAGCAAGTGGAAGAGAAATTCCAGTTAGTTCATTGGAAGAACTTTATTCACTTGCTGCAGCAGGATTTGATTACACTAAAAAGACTCAGGAAATAGCACCTTTCAGAAAAGCAGTTGCTATGATGAAAGATAATGGCATTAGCGAAAAAGATATATCTCTTTATATCGAAGCTAAAAAAGGTAATAAAGATGCAATCGCTACTTTAATAAAGGAAGCTGGAGTTGATCCAATCGACCTTGAAGAAGAGCCTAACACTAATTATCAGCCAGGAGCTTATATTCCTGATGATTCTGAAGTTCGATTAAAAGAAGTTCAGGCAGAGATTTCAAGAGATCCAGAGTATGTTACAACAGCAAATGTTGTAAATAATCTTATGGATCAGGAGTCTCAGGAAATGATGTATAAAGATCCTAATCTTATTAGAGGGATTCACGAAGACATCAAGAGTGGAGCATATGATCAGGTAATTCCTCAAGCTGAAAAGCTGAGAGTTATGGATGGTGGCAGAAGACCTCTTATGGAGTATTATATTCAAGCTGCTCAAATGGTTTTTCCTCCTCAAGAAAAATATGAACCACCTGTTCACGGTGCTCCAAATGTAACACAACCCAATGTTGGTTCTCAAGAGCCTAATCAGGAAGTAATTCGAAAACGTATAGTAGATACAAGCAGAAAAAAAGCTGCAAGTCCTACAAGAGCAAAAGTTCCTCCTAAAAAAGTTATTGATGTTGATGAAATGTCAGATGAGGAACTAATGAAAATGCGTGAAGATATTCTTTCTCGTTACTAATATAAGGAAAACAAAATGAAAAAATTATTTTCTATTTCAGCTGTTGCTGCTTTAGCGGTAGCATCTAAATCAGGTAGTGACTTTGATGGTCATAAATATAACAGTGGTACAGATGCAACATCTGGTGCTAATACAGTAGTTCATTACTATGACAGAATGGGTATTAAAGCTGCTGTTGATGAAAACATCTTTATGCAGGCTGCTGATAAGCGTTCAATGCCTAAGAAATATGGTAAAACATATAAAACAAGTAAATGGTTACATATCCTTGATGATGACAATATGAATGATCAAGGGAATCTTGTATGGGATGAGGGTTCTCAATCTTATGTTGCTGCTCCAGAGCGTCAAGGGTACAAAGCTCTTAACAAATGTTTTATGGATCATAACTATGATGGTGCTGATGCTGCTGCTAAGCACGCTGCTGCATTAGCTGATGCTCAAGCATATTTAGATCAATTCGGTGGAGGTACTCCAATCGAAATTACTGCTGGATACACTGGTAACCAATATGGTGGTTCTCGTGATATTGGTTATGTTGCTGAAAATATGCCAGTTCTTCAAGAAGGTGCTTCTGGTGTGAACCGTGTTGGTGTTACTAAAATCACTGTTGAAACATCATTAAAACGCTTTGGTAACTACTTAGAGTACACAGATGAAGTTGAGTTATTCTCAGAAGATAATGTACAAATTCACTACCGTGAAGAGTTAGGCTATATGGCAGGTCAAGTATATGATG